GCACTTATCAAAGAACAGTGGGGACAGAACTTAGTTAAGTTTGAAGGAATGCAATTACCAGGCGGTGTTACTCTGAACGGTAGACAAATCATAGAAGATGCACGAGGTGAGATAGAAAAAATTGAACAGAAACTATATAACGAGTATGACACTCCACCCGATTTCTTCGTAGGATAATTAAATGGCTACGAACCCTCATTTCAAATATGGTGTCCGTTCTGAACAGAACATGTTTGAGGACATCACAATCGAAGCCCTACAGATGTATGGTCAGGACGTTTATTATCTCCCTCGTGAGATTGTAAACAAGGATACCGTGTTTCTGGACGATGTTCCTTCACGTTTCAGTTCTTCCTACAAGGTTGAGATGTATATCGAGAACGCCGAAGGGTTTGGTGGAGAGGGTGACCTGTTCACAAAGTTTGGTGTAGAACTTCGTGACCAAGCAACATTTGTTGTTGCAAGAAAGAGATGGCAACAACTCATCGGTAGTAGACTGACAGAGAAGAACTTCCGTCCTCGTGAGGGTGACCTGATTTATCTTCCATTGTCTCAGTCTATCTTTCAGATTGAGAGAGTTGAGACCGAAACTCCTTTCTATCAATTAGAACAACTACCGACATTCCGTATGACTTGTGAACTGTTTGAATACAGTGACGAGGACTTTGACACAAACATTGCAAGTATTGATGTGGTTGAAGCGGAAGGCGCATTCCAGTATAAACTGACACTGGACTCGGCTGGTGGTGGATACACCATTGGCGAAACTGTAATTCAGTTTGGTGAAACATACAATATGAAAGGTGAGGTCACATTCTGGAGTGACTCAGGTAACGAATTGAGACTTGCACATGTTGGTGCAACCGATGGTAACTTCCATGAGTTCACAACAAGCGCTTTGGTAGTCGGTCAAACGAGTAGTGGTGCTGCAACACCTACATTGGTAGAACAACTCCAAGAGATACAACAAGACGCACAGAACGCAATCTTTGATAGTTTCGAGTCTGACTTCCTTGACTTCTCTGAGTCCAATCCATTTGGGGATATTGAATAATGTTTGGAACTTGGTTTTATCACAAGAGAGTAAGAACTGCGGTATCGGTATTCGGTTCGTTGTTCAATAACTTATATGTGCTTCGTAAGAACAGTGCAGGCGAAACAATCTCCACAATCAAAGCACCTCTGTCCTACGCACCGAAGAGAAACTTTATTGCGCGACTAGAACAGATGGTAAATGGTGAGGATGCGGAACGTAGGGTCGCATTGAAACTGCCTCGTATGTCGTTTGAGATTACGAGTATGACCTATGATGCAACTCGTCAACTCCCAAAAGTAAACAACATATCTAAGGCAATTGAGAATAGTTACCTGACCAGACAGAAACTATATACCTCGATACCATATAATATTACATTTCAGTTGAACATATATGCAAAGACGCAGGACGATGGCCTACAGATTGTAGAACAAATCCTGCCATACTTTACGCCGCAATATACGGTCACTGTAAAACCTTTCACTGATATCCCGTCTTTTGTTGAAGATGTCCCTGTCACACTTACGGGTGTAGTCATGGAAGACAACTTCGAAGGTGCGGTTGGAGACAGAAGAACAATTATCTACACACTCGATTTTGAGATGAAGATTAACTTCCATGGCCCACTAGATACTGGTAGTAAAGTTATTCGCGATGTTCGTGGTAACCTATATAATCAGGATGCTGGTCTTGCCGACTCAGATGTGTTTATAGAACAGATTAAGATTACACCTGACCCGAACACGGTCAATGCTGATAGTGATTATGGATTTATTGAAACGATATTAGATAGTGATGGCAGTTAATGAGTGAACAGAAAAATATTAAAAGTGATTATGAATACTCTCGTGATACCTATTATGAGATACTAGAAAAAGGTAAAGAGAGTATGGAACTTATGATTGAAGTTGCTCGTGAATCAGAGCATCCTCGTGCGTTTGAAGTGTTGTCTACTATGATGAAAAACATGGCAGATATCAACGACAAACTGATGGATTTGAATAAGAAAAACAAAGACATTAACCAGAAGGATGAACCTAAACAATTAGGTAACACCACGAACAACTTATTTGTAGGCACAACGACAGACCTACAAAGGCTGATTCACGCTGAATCAGGAGTGGTGATTGATGCTGACCAATCAGAATGAATCATATCTTGGTAATCCCAATGTTAAACGGGACGGTGTTCAGCATCAATTCACAGAAGAAGAAGTCAAGGAATATGTCAAGTGTGGCAAAGACCCTGTATACTTCTGTAAGACTTACCTAAAAGTTATCTCACTTGATGATGGACTAGTCCCTTTCGACTTGTATCCTTATCAAGAGCAGATGTTCAAGCACTTTAATGATAACAGGTTTTCTATCGTTCTTGCGTGTCGTCAATCGGGTAAGTCGATTAGTTCTGTTGGTTATCTACTATGGTATGCTTGTTTTCATAGCGAGAAGACGATTGCAGTTCTCGCAAACAAAGGGGCAGTTGCTCGTGAGATGTTGGCACGGGTTACTCTCATGTTGGAAAATCTTCCCTTTTTTCTACAACCAGGCTGTAAAGCACTCAACAAAGGTTCTATTGAGTTTAGTAATAACAGTCGTATTATTGCCAGTGCTACCTCTGGTAGTTCCATTCGCGGTATGTCAGTTAATCTACTATTCCTTGATGAGTTTGCCTTCGTGGAAAGAGCGAATGAGTTTTATACTTCGACCTATCCAGTGGTCTCTGCTGGTAAAGAGACAAAAGTCATCATTACGTCAACTGCAAACGGCATTGGCAATACATTCCATAAAATCTGGGAGGGAGCGGTTCAAAAAGTTAACGAGTTCACGCCGTTCACGGTGAACTGGTATGATGTTCCAGGCCGCGACGAGAAATGGAAAGAACAAACGATTGCGAACACCTCTCAGTTACAGTTTGACCAAGAGTTTGGTAACACCTTCTTCGGAACAGGTGATACCCTAATCAACGCAGAGACGTTGTTATCATTTCGTGCAAAACCACCTAAAAAGGTATTCGAAGGTGGCGACCTACTGGTCTATGAAGAACCTACCAAGAGTCGTGAGTATATCATGACTGTTGATGTGTCCAAAGGGAGAGGTCAGGATTATTCAACCTTTACGGTAATCGACATTGGCACTAGACCTTTCAAACAGGTGGCCGTGTATCGCAACAATACTATTTCTCCAATTCTCTTTCCCAACATTATATATAAGTATGCGAAAGTCTATAATGATGCATATGTTGTTATTGAGTCAAATGACCAAGGTACATTAGTCTGTAACGGACTATATCAAGACTTAGAATATGATAATGTCCATATGGAATCTGCGGTGAAAGCAGACCGTATTGGTATTGAAATGAACAGAAAGGTCAAACGATTAGGTTGTTCTGCAATCAAGGATATCCTCGAAGAGAAGAAACTGGACATCTTAGACGAACAAACTATCATGGAAATCTCCACATTCGTGTCGAAAGGA